CCAGATTCGCCGATTGCCGGCGGAGCAACTGGTGATCCTTCTGAACCGCTACGAAGCCAAGCTGGAGAACGAAATTGCGCGGGCGAGGGCGCAGGCGGGAATGGGGACCGGGCGCAGAATCAAAATCAGATTTGGGCCAAGGCTATGAATCTAATCCCTCACTTCCTCCGCCGCGCATCACCACCAGTAGCACCGCAGGGTCCACGTCATTCCAATTTGGAAGTGAAGCGCGTTCCAGCCATGTCTATGCGCCCAAAAGGATTCTCGCGCATGTATCAGGCTGCGCGGACAGACCTGTTGACGGCTGACTGGAATATCTCAATCACAAGCGCCAATGCGGAGAACCTGGTTTCCGCAATCGCAACCCGCGCGAGGATGCGACAGCTTGAACGCGATGAAGCCTACTTCCGCCGAATGCTCCGGCTTTACCAAAACAATGTGGTGGGCCATCGTGGATTTCGGCTCAAAAAGGTGACCGGCATTGACGGGGCATATGACCGAGATATTTCCAAGAAAGTCAGAGCGGCTTGGCATGAATATCTGCTCCCGGAGAACTGCACCACGTATGGAAACATGAGCGGCGTGCAGGTTCAGCGTCTGGGCGTTCGATGCTTCAAACGTGATGGGGTGATTCTTTTTCGTGAGCACATTGGTCCTCAGTTCCCATTCGGATACGCCCTGGAACCGATTGAAGTGGATCGGCTCGACCATTGGTGGAACCGGCCCGCTGTTGGAACCGCGAACCAAATTCAATTTGGGATTGAGATGGACAGGCTCAAGAAACCTTTGGCCATGTGGATTCTAACGCGCCACCCCGGCGATGTGTTTGCATGGAGGACGGGCCCCGAATATCGGGAGCGCGTGCCCGCTGGTGAAGTCATCATGTGGCACGATTTCGACCGTGCAGAGCAGATCATCGGAATGCCGGATCTGTGCGCGGTTGCGTGTCGGATGAACATGCTCTCGAAATATGAGGAATCCGAGGCCGTTGCATCGAGGGCCGCCGCAGCGAAGGGTGGCTGGTTCAAACGGATGGGCACTGAGGCAAAATACGAAGGCCCGGAAACTCCGGGCGGCGACAAGATCATGGATGCCACCCCTGGCGAATGGGAGGAATTGCCCATCGGAATGGAACCTGTTGAACGAAACCCAACGCACCCAAATGACGCATATCCGGATTTCATCAAAGGCCAATTGCGCGGGGCGTCCGCTGGAGCCGGACTCAGCTATAACGCGGTTGCAAATGATCTTGAGGGTGTGAATTATTCCTCGATCCGCGCCGGGCTTTTGGAAGACCGGGAGCAGTTCAAATACGATCAAGAGCTTGGAATTTCCAGTTTGATGAATCGTTGGTATGAAGGATGGATGCCGATGGCCGTGCTCTCGGGCAGACTCGAATTGACCGTGAAAGAGATGGACCGCGCGCGCCGGGCGCACTGGCAGCCCCGCCGATGGGATTGGGTTGACCCGGTGAAGGATGTGACCGGCAAGGTGATGGAGATGGAAGCCCACATCACGCCGTTGCGCCGGATCATCTCTGAGGATGAAGACGGCGGAGACATCGAAGAGATTCTTGCCGAGATGCAGGAGGACATGGAGATGGCTGAGGAATACGGAATCGACATTTCCGGGCAGGTATCGACGCCTAAAATTCCACCGGGAGAGCCTGGTGAGGACGCCCCCGCGCAAAACGGAAACGGCAAAGGCAAGAAATCGAACGGCCATGTTGACGTTGGAGCCGCGCTGAGAACCATGGAAAAATACGCACGGTTCGCGGCCAACGATCCAGAATGAACGGCGATCTTCCAAGCCTCATTGACCGCAAACAGATTGCGAGCCTTGCCGGCGTGTCTGTGCGGACGATTAGGCGGCTTGAGCGCGATATTAACTTGCGTCAGGCGCAGTCTCGAATCTCCCGGCACCCGCTGCTTTTCAAAACCAGTTTGGTGCGGCAAATACTGAGCCGCGAGGGTGTGCATTTTAATTGTTGACAGTCCGCCCTGATTCTGCGATTCTTCGCGCATGGTCAAGACAGTTGGTAATCTCAGCGCCGTTCATCCATGTGTCATTCTCACGACTGACTGCCTTGACCAGCAAGCATGGGTGGGCGGCGCTGATTTTGTGGAGATCATTAAATGTTAAAAACCAAAGTCAGTTCAACAAACCGCATTGCCTCCGGCAACGGTGAATCAATCGAGATCAAAACCGAACATCACGCTCCAAGAATCAACATCCAAGTTACGGCGCCGCAAATGCGGACTGCACGGTTCAAAATTATTGGCACGGCACCGCTCGTAATCCATCGGTTCTCAGAGAAGGCGAAGAAGGAAATGCTCGGCATCATGACCGAGGGCAGTGTTGGGAAGAAAGGCAGAAAGCGTGCACCCATGGACACAGAGGCGTTGTATAATGCTGCGCGTTACATTGCTCCCGATGGATGGGACGGGTTCAACGTGTCGTCCATCCGAAACGGTTTGATCCGCGCTTGCAGCATTCCTGCGGTCGGGTTCAAAATGACGCTGGCGAAGATGGGAATTTTCGTCATCGCTGAGGGGCGCGACAAGGCCGAGCCGCAATATGGTCTGGTGCGGATTTATGGCACACCTGAAAAGACCGAGATGCCGGCCAGATTGCCAAATGGTTCGGCAACCATTACGGTGCGCCCCATGTATCGCGAATGGAGTGCCTTTCTCAACATCCGGTTCGATTCCGAAATGTTCAGTTTTGAGGATATAGCAAACCTCCTGACCCGCATGGGTCAGCAGGTCGGGATCGGGGAAGGACGGCCATCGTCCAAAAACTCAGCAGGGATGGATTGGGGAACATTCAACATAGAAAAAACCGAAAATGAAAAATCAACGTATTGAAAACTGTCTCCGGCAGATCGCAGCCAAACATCACGGCATGCTCGCGCCGGAAGATGTGGTTGATGAAGCGAAGAGCCAAAAACACCCGCTGCACGCGAAATTCCAGTGGGACAACACCCAGGCCGCCCATGAATACAGGCTCTGGCAGGCGAGGCAACTGATTCGTGTTTGCGTTGAGGTTGTTGCAAGTGGACTCGACCCGTCACCCGTATTCGTGTCGGTGAGCACTGACCGTGGCCATGCTGGTGGCGGCTATCGTGTAACGGCTGACGTTATGAGCGATGCGGAACTGAGGAATCAACTACTCAAGGACGCACTATTTGAGCTGAACTGTTTCCAGAGGAAATACGCGCAGTTGAGGGAATTAGCGGAAGTGTTCTCAGCGGCTCGTAAGATTAGCAAGGTTGCATAGTGGATTGTTGGCAAGGTCTGGTGTGGTCCGGCTGGGAGAGGCATGGACTAGCACGGCCCGGCGGCATGTGGTAAGGCAGGCGGGGCTGGGCCCAGTGTGGCGAGGTGGGGAGTAGTACGTTCGGGAAAGGCGACGCAGGCACGGTGGTGTCTGGATGGGCACGGCTGGGTGTGGTTCGGCCAGGCTGGGCAGTCAATGTGGGGCGTGGCAACGCCTGGCATGGATGGCCGGGGCGTGGACCGGCATGGCGAGGTATGGCGTGGCAGGCAAGGCCGTGTGCGGAGATGCCAGGTTCTGGCCGGTATGGTGTGATAAGGCAGGTATGGTCATGATGTGCGAGGTGAGGCATGGCTAGGCGCGTCTTGGTGTGGCCCGGCGTGGCAGGCGCGGCTTGGCGAGGCGGGGCCAGGCGCGGCATGGCGGGGCAACGCTCGGCAAGGTTAAACAACCCATCGGATCATTCCGGTGGGTTTTTCATTTGTCCACTTACAGTCATGTAGCAATCTTGCCGTTTTTCCATTTCGACATGAATAGTTATCGTCGAAATGGCAAAGTTCTCACGAACATTTCAGTTTGAGCGATCCTCGGCGGATGAAAAGACCCGCTCAGTTCGCATTGCTTTCAGTTCCGAGCTTCCTGTTGACCGAGGCGACTTCGACGAAATTCTGGATCATTCCACCGGCTGCGATCTCTCCCTGATGCACGGAGCGCCTTTGCTGCTCCAACATCGCGCATATGATCCCATGGCCCAGGTGGGCGTGATTGATGATCCAGAGATCGGAGAGGACCACAAACTCCGTTGCAATGTCAGGTTCAGCCAGAGCGATTTGGGGCGGCAAATGTATCAGGACGTGGCCGATGGAATCCGCCGCCAGGTTTCCGTTGGATACGAGCGCGGGTCTGAACTCGAAAGCAAAGTCACCGCTGACGGCAAGCGCCGATCCGTCCGATTCTCATGGCGACCATTTGAAGGCAGTCTTGTCACCGTAGCCGCCGACTCCACTGTTGGGCCGGGGCGATCCAAAGAAAACAATCCATCCACTCCACCGACTGAAAATCCACTTATGAAAAGAAGCCTTCTTCTGGACCCGAATCCCGCCGATGGCGGAGGCGTACCGAAACCCGACGACCGCAAAACCGAGCGCGAGCGCATCCAGGGCATCAGCGCGACCGCCGATGAACTCTCCAAAAAGTTTCCCGACGCGGCTGACAATTTCCGTAAAATGGCAGGTGAAGCCATCGAAAAGGATACCGATATTCGGGACTTCAAGGCCCTGTTGTTCAAAGCCATCCCTGAGAACAAACCCGCGCCAGTCATCACAGCCCGCAGCCTCGGCATGAACGAGATCGACCAGCAACGCTTCTCTTTCCTGCGCGGCATCCAGCGAATGCTCGCAAAGAAGCCGTTGGAGGGCATCGAAAAGGAAGTGGACTCGGCAATGCGTTCGGCTGGATTCACCGAGGCGCAAGGCATGGCAATTCCGTTCGATCTGGCGATGCCGGCCAGCCGCCGAAGCCATCGCAAGTTTCAACAGAGGGATATGAATGTGGGCACATTCGGCCAGGGTGGCGCGCTTGTCCCGACTTTCATTCCCACCACTGTGATTGAACTCCTTCGCAATCGCATGGTGTGTATGCGTGCCGGTGCGCAAACAATGTCGGGCCTTTCCGGCAATGTTGCGTTGCCTCGCCAGACCGGCGCCGCGACCGCTTACGCTCTCCCGGAGCAGGCGAACCTGACGAAATCAACGCAAGCCCTGGACCAGATTACTCTGACTCCTCACCGGGTTGGTGCATGGAACGATTACAGCCGGCAGTTGATTCTGCAATCGGCGATTGACGTTGAAAACTTCATGCGCGATGACCTGATGCGCGTGCTGGCCATCAAATGGGATTATCTCATGTTGGCTGGCAGCGGAGGCGGCGACGAGCCCACGGGCATCATCAATACCGCTGGTGTCCTTTCTGTGCTGTTCGGCGGAACGGCCACATGGGCCGAGATCGTCTCATTCGAGACGGCTCTGGCTACCATGAATGCCGACGCGGGTCGGATGACTTACATTACCACGCCCTCAAGTAAGGGTCGCCTAAAAACGGTTGCAAAAACTGGCGTGGGGGTTACCAGCGTGGTACCGATCTTCCTTTGGGAAGGAGATGCTGCCGACGAATACGGCGACGGCGAGATGAACGGATACACCGCCATGAGCACCAATCAGGTGCCCGCAAATGCGATGATCTTCGGAAACTTCGAGGAACTCATTCATGCGATGTGGGGCGGTTACGATGTGATCGTGGACCCCTACACCGAAGCAACCGCCGCGACCGTTCGCGTCGTCGTCAATACCTTCGGCGATGTGGCCGTTCGGCACCCTGTGAGCTTCTGCGTGAGCGCGGACGCAGCCAACCAATAATCCGCCGCAGACAAAAACAATCGAACTACTGAACATATGAAATTCTTGAAAACCTCGATTCTGGCGGCGGTCCTGGCCGCGACTGTTTGCGTTCAATCCGCATATGCGCAGATTGATTACTGGGGCCAGACGCGATCTCTTGTGCTCGCTCCGCCCACCCTCATCGCATCCACGTCCATTCTGGTCACAAACTCGCCTGTGGATGTGAAGGATTTGGGAGGCGTGGCTCGAGTTGACTTCAGCCTTTACACCAACTCAGCTTGCGCCGTAAAGGCACTTCTTTATCACAGCGCAAATCCGACAAATGGATGGGTTGCGCTGACGAATTATGCGAGTGCAACCTCCCTTGCTGAAACCATTACAAACTATTACCTGTTTGCCCTGGCTGGCACTAATAACTCGGTAGGGGACTATGTGACCAACAACTGGAACATTCCCGGAACCATAACGGTCCCGACGGCCTATACGGCAGGCTGGGCGACTCCCTATGTGCTCCCGGCTCCATTCACGAACCAAAATGCCGTCACGCTCAATGGGCAGACAATCACCAGCATCGGACTTCCAATCGATGATGCCTTGCGGTATCTGATGGTAGTCTGGCAAACATCAGGCACAGCCACGAATGCTGAAGTCTCGGCAAACTTGATCGCTCGCCGTCTCCAAGGTCCATAATCCACAATTCAATAAGCAAAACGATATGAACTTGATCGCAACTCGGGATTTTCGGAACACGCATAACCTGACCGTTGACGGCGCACTGCATCCGTTGCATGTCCAAAAAGGCGCGACATTCACCATTGACGAAAAGGCCAAGGGCGGCTGGGACTTGATCGCAATTCTGAATACTTGCGGCCTGATCGTGGACACCAAGGACCAGAAAACCATGGCCACTCTGAATGAAGAGCTGGCCGCCGACAAGAAACGCATTGAGTCCGACGCCCGGGCGGGGGACCAGTTCAAGCGGCAGTTGGTTGGAACGAAATCGTCCCGTCAGGGCGAAGTGATTTAACCGGGCCATAAGCCCGGCGCGGTTATGCCGAACGTCTATGCAAAGCACGCGGCATCCGTGGCGACCGTGATGGATTACATCGGGCCGGCGTGCCCGACCATCACATGGGCTGGCAATCTGATTCGGTGCCTGCCCCGGGATTCGGCTAATTACGCGAAGCTGGACCCAGGTGGTTTCAGGCTTGAAGCGGACATTTCGCTCGTGTGCCTGCTCGCTGATTTTAACGGCATATTGCCGAAACCTAACCAGATGTTCACGCTTAACACAGACGGGACGACATACAGGGTGGAGAGCACGCGAGTCCTCACGGGTGGCACGCTAGTGAGGCTCACTGGCTATCACCAGCAGCAAGGAGCTTGAATGCCCGGCACAATGACATTCAGAGTCACGCCGCAGTCTCAGGCGGAAATGGATTCAACCCTGCGCCGATACATGCAGCTCACATCCCGCGACGCGGTGACGGTGGTGAACACGAAGGCTTTTTACATCGCACGCCGGGCGGTGGCCGAAACTCCCAAAGCTGATTCATCGGCGATTCGCAGGTTCGCCGGGCTGCGCGGTGGTGAGATCATCGGCAAGATGATAAATAAGCGCAGGGGTATGCGCGGTGAAAAGGGGCTTTACGGTCAGGAAATGCAGGAGGCAGTTGCCAGCGTGATTGCCGCACGGCTTCGTTCTGTGTCGTTTCTGAAATCCGGTTGGCTTCCGGCAATCAAGGCTCTCGCACCGTTGGCTGATAAGATTCACGGTCAATCCGGGGACACGATCAGTTCACGCGGGGCAAAACAATATCATGGGCCCAAAGGATCGGCGTCTATTGCGACGGCAAGCCGGATCGGAGCCACGATTATCAATTCAGCTTCCGGTCCGCACGAAACGCATGAGGCACTCAAAAAGTATGGTGGCCCGGCGCTGCAAAAAGCGTGGGACTTTGAAATTGCGTCAATGCGCGCCTACATCGAGAAAAAGCTGGCCGCAAGCGCCCGCAGCCTCGGAATCAAACTCGCGGGGGTGGTCACAGGATGAACATTCTCCTCAATGCAGCCGAAAATGCCATGGTGGCGCTCCTGACGCCCGTGGTGGCAGGGCGGGGCGCGGTGCTGCCCGGTAAGTCATTTCAGTCTAAAACGCTGCCCTGCGTCATCTGTGCGGCAGACGGCGGCTCTGTGGAGGAAGAGCCGAAGAACAGCGGCAACTATTGGATCAATCTGGATGTGCTGGTGAAATCGAGTGCTGTCTCAAATGAGGACGGCACAGCCATGACGCCCGTGGACCCCACATCATTCGATGAACAGTTGATGAGCGACGTGTTTTCCACGATCCAGGTTTCCGGCTTTGCCGGGACACTTTCAGCCGCGACCACAGCTTTTACCGTGTTCCCCGAGGGAGTCATCTATGAATCAATGCAATCCGGTCGGGATGAACACGGTGTCTGGATAGACAGTCAACGGCTGAGGCTCTATTGCTGCGCCTCGGCAATCGCAGCTTAAAACGAAAGGAACAAATCATGCCATTCAACATCGAATCCGAGGGATCAATCGCAGGCGTCAGTAATTTTATCAAAGCCGCCAAGGAATTGCAGCCTGATGGGAAAACTCCGGCGGAGGACCAGACGCAGATCGAGACTGCCAAAACCCTCAGCCTTGCCGAACTCGTGCTGCTCGACCCGAAGTTCACGGGCGCGCGCGTGAGTTGCACCGGCCAGTGCAATGCGAACTCCCGTCAGATCAACCTGACGATTATCGGCAAACAACTCCACCTTTAATCTATGCCCACCATAAACGGAATAGCAGTTGTTTTTGGATTCACCGGCACGAATGGGATGACCATTACCGGCATCTCCGGGCTGCTGACCCAGCAGGCTGACCATACGCTTGCTGCTGATCGTGAGGAAATCCGAGGTGGTCAGGGAGATCATGTCGCCCACAGCTTCTATGACCAGCACCAGAAGGGCACGCTCGAATTCGTTGTGACCGGCACTGGACTGGGGAACGCAATCACGAATTTAACGGTCAAAACGATTCTGCCTCCGGGCACGATCATTGCCGTCTCTGCTTGCGCGTCTGACCCTGATTTGATTCAAACGAATTGGGAAGTGCAGGAGGCCACCGTGCGTCACTCGAATGTGGGATCGGCCCGCATATCACTATCGGTCGAAAGCCGCGCCGGCATAACCGCCGTGGCGAGCGCGTAACATGCAATGGACGCCGACTATTTCAACGCGGCCATTCCTGAGCCGACGATAATTTTCGGAGTCCAACTGCTTCCATTATCGCTCGGTCGTTACCGGCTACTGCATCGGTTCGGGTGCGAGTTTGTCTCGGAGAAAGCCGAGACATGCGGCATTGAATCGCTTCTGCTGGGAATACTTATCTGTGGAATGCCTTGCGCGGACTTCCTGGCCATGCTGGACGATCCTAACGGATTCAAAGTTGAGACGGCCAAACTCGGTGAGCGGATGCGAGCGGAGATCGACGCGGACAGATATTTCAGTGTGTTCTCGAAGTTTGGACTTTTCAAAGCCTACATCGCTGACGGCTCCCGCGTGCCCTCGCATTTCGTAGAGATGGAAAATCCGAATGCGAACTCCTCCCATTGGTCACAATCGCTGGAATTGATCCTGCGGCATGAACTCAACTACACGCAGAGCGAGATTGACGAAGGCCCGCTGTCGAAGTGCCTCGCCGACTATTTCTCATGGGCCGAGGGCCAGGGCGCCGTGCGCTTGATCCACGGCGACGAGCCAACCATTGACGAGCAAGCTGAGCGTGCGTTTGAGAACATGATGAAAGGAGCCAGATGGCCGGCCTGAGACTCATGGCGGAATTGGGGATCGATGGGCGCGGATTCCAGTCCGGGCTGAACCAGGCGGAGTCCATGGCCATGGGATTTGCCGGGGCACTCAAAGGCGTCATCGTTCAAGCGGTGGGCATCTACGCGGTCGAACAGGCGATTTCAAAGACGGTGGATACGGCGAAGGATTTGGTGAATGAATCCAAACGGTTGTCGGTTGGAGTGGAGCAGTTGCAGCTTTTGAGGCAGGCGGCAAAGGACAGCGGCACTGATATGGAAAAGTTGGCGGGTGTGTTTGAGAAGATCGACATTGCCCGGCAGAAGGCGCTGGCCCCAACTGCCGAGGGATTGCAGGAGCGGCGGATATTCGGAGCCATGGGAATTAGTGGCCAGCAGCTTCACAGCCAGACCGCCGCGCAGTTGTTTATGGGTCCAATGGCCCAACTGGCGAGAACGCAGAACCCGGAGCAATACGCGCAGGCCTTCCGGGAAGTGCTCGGCAAAGGATTTGGTGAAGTCCTGCCTGTGCTCAAAACCAATTTCAACGAACTGGGAGAGTCCATGAAAAAGATGGGGGCGATCATGGACACGGAAACCGCCGTTAAGATATCACACTTCAAGGATGAATTGGAATTGGTTTCCAACGTGATTATTTCACAACTCGGACCGGCGCTGGTCAAACTGATCGAGGTTCTCTATGGGGGCATTCTTAAACTCGGAGGCAAGATTGCTGGCGAGGCTGCTGGCATCGGAGCGGGAACAGCCCAGATGTCAGGGCGTAATCGGGTAGGATTGGGCATCGATATGTTTTTCGGTGGACTTGAATCGCTGTTCAAGCGCGCGACCGGGAAAATGACGAAACAACAATCGCAAGCATATCTCACCAATCTGGCGAAGGCGCGCGGTTATGATGTTGCTGGTGCTCGAAGTGCAACGAGCAAAGCGGAAGAGCCGTGGAAGATGCGCCTCAATCAGTTCGACACCCTGCTTGCCAAATGGCG